CTGTTCCTGCCGACGAGCTGCACAGCAAGATGTGCAAGGACTGTGTCGCGAAGGGCGCGGAGGAATCTTCTGAAGTTTCGCCAGAGGAATCGTCTGAGGAATCTAGCGAGGAAACTAGCGGCGAGGAATCGTCGGAAGAATCCAGCGAAGAATCATCGGAGGAGTCATCCGTCGCCAAGGATGCGATCAACCCCGTCACACTGATGGAAGAGTCATCGCAGAAGCCTGGTGAGGAATCATCACAGCAGCCAGGTGAGGAGTCCAGCCGCGCGAACGGTGTCGCTGGTGTTGCCGGTATGGCTGCCGAAACTTCCGAAGGATCCGATAATGAAGTATCACTCGGCGAAGAATCTTCCGAAGAGTCCAGCGACTCTGAGGATTCAGAAATGTCCAGCACGTTCGGCGAAGTTCTCGCCCGTATCGAGGCACTTTTGACACAACTTGCAGGCAACGGTTCGGTGGAGGCAACAGCTAAGAGCGTGAAGTCGCTCGAAGAGCGTGTTGCGAAGGTCGAAAAGTCTGCTTCACGCGGTCCTGTCCGCACCGCCGTCAAGGCAGCATCAGCCCCGAACGTGGTTGATGCAAAGGCAGTGAAGGCTGCCGAGTACCGCGCTAAGGCTTCAGCCGCAAACGATCCGAAACTGATTGAGGGTTATTTGTTGCTGGCTGCCGACGCAGAAAAGTAAACCCCACCTCAACCATAAGGAATCCCAAATGAACATCTCCCCGGAGACGCTGTTCGGGACGAGCGACCCGCGTGACCTCGCAGCGAAGACTGAAGGCTTCCAGGAAGCCCTCAACAAGTCGATCACTGCTGCCGCGCGTGGCGAGTTTGTTCCCGCAGCAGAAATGTCCATCCCCGGTGTGGGCCAGTCCCCCGCCGTTGCACTCGCTGAGGCTGAGAAGGCCATCAGCAACCCGATGCTCGCTAAGGCCATTGGTGCCGACGCGCTCGCATCAATCCAGCAGCAGGTTCAGGCCGGTCGCGAGATCGTCAAGGACATTGTTGTTGGCGATGGCTTCACCACCGGTTCCCCCGTGTCGACTGGCCTGGTGCCGTTCGACCTGGAGGCCCCAGCGAAGTACCTCGCTCCTCGCCCGACCCCGCTGCGTAACAAGTTGGCACGCGTCAAGGGCCAGGGCACTGCTCGTCGCATCAAGCGCATCACCGGCATCACCGGTTCGGGCACTGGCGGCGTGTCCGTGTTCCATCCCGGTATCGCGGAAACGACTCAAACCAATTTCGCGGTGAACGGTTCCAGCAACGCCTTGTACCTCAACCGTGGCGCAAAGATCAGCTACGCGGGTGACGACAAGATTTTCCCGTACTACCAGTTCAGCATGAGCGATGAGGTGTCGTTTGCGGCACAGTTCGCAGGCCAGGGCTTCCAAGACATCCGCGCGTTGTCTGCCCAGTCCCTGCTGTACTCATCCATGCTTGCCGAAGAGCGCATGTTGCTGTTCGGGCGGGGTTCCAATACCTCGTATTGGTCGGGTGCACTCTCGGTGCCGACTGCCACGATCGCTACCGCCGCCCCGGCGTCTGGCGAATCCGCAGTCACCGGCTACACCACGAACCTGTGGATCAAGGTCACTGCTGACGCTGGTGATTTCGGCGAGTCGGCTTCTTCAGCCATCGCGTCGGTCGCTGCATCCGCAGGCACCGTTGGTGTGGTCACCATTTCCGCGAACATCACCGGTGCTCTTGGCTACCGCGTGTACGTGGGAACTGGCGCATCTGCACCTGCCGATTCGGCCCTGTTCTATGCAGGCCGTACCGGTAGCCTCACGTTCCGTCTGACCGGCGCACTGCCGACCAGCGGAACCACCGTGGCACACGCTGTCAGCACTGATACTTCTGCCTACGCGCAGGGGTACGACGGCATCATGGCTTGGGTAACCGGACCGAACTCCGGGTACACCAAGAACATCAACAGCACCTTCAACGCGACTTCGCCGGGTGCTGAGTTCCAGACCGCGTTCTCCTCGCTGTACAACAGCGTGAAGGCCGATCCGGACGAGATGCTGTTCAACGGTGCAGACCGTAAGCAGTTGTCCGAGTTGCTGAAGAACAACAGCAGCACGAACTACCGCCTGAACATCCAGCAGGACGAGGTTGGCAACGCCGTAATCGGTAGCGTCATCACCGCGATCCAGAACGAGATCACCGGCAAGGTTGTGCCGATGACCGTTCACCCGTGGATGCCTCAGGGCAACGTTGCGATCCTGTCCTACACGCTGCCCATCCCGGACAGCCAGGTCAGCAACTGCTGGGAGGTCGTGAACGTTCAGGACTACATGGGCATCCAGTGGCCCATGACCCAGCTGGCCTACGAGTCCAGCTCGTACTGGTACGGCACTTTGACCGCTGCGGCTCCGGCCTGGTCAGGTTCCATCACCGGTATCACCGCCGCGTAACAACGGCAAACTGATTGTCTGTGGGGGTCGGTTCTTGTCCCGGGCCGACCCTCACAGACCCTCTGAAGGGACAAAAACATGAAGAGACTTGTTGCACCGTCGGATCAGGTTCGCTCCGTTGAGATTGAGGGCGTTCGCACTGGTCGCAAAAAGACGTATGCGTGGAGCAAGGACGGGACTGTGCACGTTGAGTCGGCGGCTGATGTGAAGGCGTTGAAGGCGGCTGGGTTTACGGAGGCTGGTGTGGGTGGCGCGACCGCGAAGGGCGGGTTCGAGTGCCAGGCATGCGGTTTTCATATGTGGTTTAGGACTTGTTCCCGCTGCGGCGGTGAAGGGAATCGACTGTGACGAATCAGATCACCACGGTGTCGTCATTGTTCTCGACCCCGTATTTGACGATCGCTGAGTTCAAGCAAGCCCCGACCGCTGTTGACGTCGATGACCTGGTCGGTGGTGGCACTCAGGCGATCAACGATCAAGAGTTGACGAACGTGATCGCCAGGGCGTCGTCGTGGATTGATTCGCATTGTGGGCAGGTGCTTGCCGCTACAACGGACACGGAGTCCATGCGGGCTCGTATATCCCGCCAGGGCATGCTGACTGTCCACCCACGGTATTCGCCTGTCAGCGAGGTCGTGAGCCTCTCCTACGGCCCGTACCCGCAGATCATGTCATCGGTGGATGTGTCGCAGCTGTGGATTGAGCCGGAGTCGATCACGTTCCCGATTCAGGGTTATTCGGCGTCGTTCCTTGGGCCGATTCAGTTCTCGGGATCCTATTCAGCGAATCAGGAACAGTTCGTGACGTTCACCTATGTGAATGGGTATGCGAATACGGTGTTGACGGCTAGTGTGAGTGCGTCCGCGACGTCGCTGCCGGTGCAGGATCTGTCGGGGTTCATGCCTGGGCAAAGGTTTCAAATCTTTGACGGGTCAAGTACAGAAATCTGTACAGTCGCGTCGACGTTCGTTCCCGCATCCGGGGCGGGCAATGTGACGCTCGCCGCGCATCCCGCCTACAGTCACGCGACGGGCCTGGCGGTGTCAGCTCTCCCGCCAGCGGTGAAGCAAGCCGCGATCTACATCACTTCAGCGATCCTGAAAGCACGCGGTAACGCGACCCTTGTCATGGCGTCACTGACCCCGAACCAAGTGCAGACAACAAACCCTTCCTCGGCAAATGACTTGAACGCTGCGTGGGACATTCTGAAACCGTTCAGGCGTATTCGATGAGTCGCGCCATTGTTCGCGCGGCGGTCAATTCGTTCTTCCAACCGCCAGCCGTGTCCGGGTTGAACACGGTGTATGCGGCGATGCCGAAACGGATCCCAGGGACAGACTTCCGCTACGGGCAGCCGACCGGTACCGCGTCCGGCGCTGTCGGGATCGTGCAGATCGTGAGTTCGCGTGAGGAACGTATCGCGATCGGCGGCGCGACGTCGGGCAAGAAATGGGTCCACTACACGGTCGAGTTGCAGGTGTATTGCCACAGTGTCGAGACCCACGCCGAAACCGCTATGGCGTTCTTTGACTCCGTGATCGACGCAGTTAAGGACAAACTCCGATCTGATCGCTGGCTCAACGACTACCCAGTGATCTTCGAGTCCGGCGAACGTGAACTCATCGGCATCTACGGTGAACCGAAAGTGTTGAACGACGGTTCATCTGAGATTTGGGGCGCGATCCAATTCGAGGTTTCTGAAGTTCTCACCGTCTAGATAGGATTTGATCATGGCTAGTTTCTTGTGTATTGAGTCGCGGGTGTTCCCGACTTTCGCACTGACATTGGATGCTGGCGTCGTGGTAGATTTACCTGACGACACCACCGTCACGGGACTCGTACTGCAAACCACATCCAGCAAAGCAGCTGCACCGGCGGCTCCCGTAACAGAAGGCGGCGACAATGGCTCTGCCACGCAGTAGGTCTTATTTGGGGATCGGTAAGGAAACCCGCTATACGAATGGCGCGTCTCCCACTGCCGCATCCCCGGCCGATTTCATCCCGTGGACCACGCTTGGTGTCCTGGATAACGTGAAGTACCTGGATGATCTGGGTATCCGTGGATCTATGGCCGCGCTCTACAACGAGGTCCAGGGAAACATTTACAGCGAGATCGACATCGCTGGTGACTTGTTCATCGACACGACCCCATACCTGTACGCGGGTGTCTTGGGTGACGTGACCGTGACTGGTTCGGCTGCCCCGTACACGCATGCGATCGCGTTGCAGAACAGCCAGGCAAGCAATGGTCAGCCTGTCACGTTCACGTTGTCGGATTACTACGCTGAAGGAACCGGCAGCACCCGCCAATACACGGGTTGCCAGTTCGCGAGCATTGACACGAAGTTCACTGCTGACGCGATGATCACCTACACCGCGAAGGCGATGGGTTTCGGTTCTGTCGGTTCGGTCGCGAACCCGACCCCGTCGTTCACGACGATCCCGCCGCAGGCCGCGTGGACTGGTGTGACGACCCTGGCCGGTTCGGTGACGTCGGTACTCGCTGACGGCAACGTGAACATTGAGAGGCCGGTGACCCCGATCTTCACGGTTGACGGCAACCAGCAGCCGTACCAGTTGTTCGCCGGGCCGGTCTCTGTTGATGGCGCGTTGACCCTGATCCTGGAGTCCGATACGCAGCTGAACTACTACCTGCAAAACACGCAGCCGACCCTGGATATCAAGTTCTCCAGCGGTACGGGTGCTTCTCTGATCTCGCTTGAGTTCAACATGAACAAGTGTGCGTTCACGGTCGCGAAGATTGAACGGTCCAAGGACTATGTCGAGTTGACGGTCAACTACAAGGCGATTGCGAACACGACGAACGCGGGAACCTCCGCAGGCTACAGCCCGATCAAGGTCACGGCACAGAACGCAAAGCCGACCGGTACCTACGCATAACACGAAAGGACGGGACAGTATGCGAAACAACATTGAGGGCGGCTGGGTTGATCTCCGTGACCCGAAGGCAGTACCGGAACGGTTACGGAGACCGATCCTGCAACGCGCGTCGGAGATGGCGAACCAGGTGCAGGCCGTTGCCGATGTCGGGGTGGAGAACGCCGCGTCGGTAGTGGATCCGGCAGCGTTGGACGCCATGTTCGAGTTCAATGATCTGCTGGTTGTTGCGATGGTTGAGGCGTGGAGTTTCGGCGACACGATCACTGTGGATTCGGTGATGGATCTTCCGGGTGGAACGTATGACGCGATTCAGAAACTTGTCGCCCCATACATCAATGATCTAATGCCGAGTTTCGAGATCAGCACTGATCCTGTTTCCCCTACCGAACCCTCAAGCGAATAGGCGACGCGCTTGAGGGTGGAAAGTGGGATGCACGGTTCCCGCTCCCAACCGAGTTACGGGACTGGCAGCTGGCAAAAAAGTTTGGTTGGACTTACGACCAGATTCAGGAACAGCCTGGTGTTTGGCTAGACTGGATCTTGAAGATCGACGGGACAGCGATAGAAATCGAGAACAAGCGGCAAGCCGCTGCGATGAAAGGTCCAGGTCGATGAGCGGTGGCTTGCAGATCGGTGCAGTCATCAAAGCCCGCGCGACATTGGATCGGTTCCAGGAGTTCGAGTCGAAGATTACGGGTCCGGAACTTGCCGGGCCGTTGAAACTCGCCGGTATCGCGGTGCAGAACTCGATCCGGGACGAGTTGGGGAAGAAGCAACATAAGAGGGGCACGCCGACGAATAGTGATCCGGGTGAGCCACCGTCGTTGGTCACGGGTTCGCTGCGTCGGTCGATTCAGGTCGGTGAGCCTGCCCCGAAAGGTTTCGGTTCCTGGTATGTGCAGGTCGGGCCGACGATGAACTATTCCCGCGTGCAGGAGTTGGGTGGTGGGAAGTCGAATCTTCCCGCGCGTCCGTATGTCGCGCCTGGGTTCGATCGGTCCAGGCCTGAGGTCCGTCGAATCTTGAGTGAGTATTGGGAGCGGGCGACGCGATGAGTAATTTCCTGCCACCGGTGGTTGTTGAACTGGTCGCGTCGGTTGGCCAGTTCAAGGCGAAGATGGATGAAGCCAAACTCAAGGTTAATGAACTTGAGGAGAAAGGCAATACGGGTTTCTCCAATTTCGGTAAGGCCGCGATGGTTGGCGGCGCGGTCGCCGGTACTGCCCTGGTCGCTATCGGCGGGGAAGTGCTGAAGGCATACAACCAAATGTCATCGGCGAACGCTCGCTTGGATGTCGCGTTGAAGAACACGGGGCAGAACACGGCGGCGATGAAGGAGAAGATCAGCGCCGCCGCTGACGGGATGGCGAAGTACGGCTATTCAGGTTCTGAGGTCACGACGGTTCTCGCGGATATGACGACGCGCACCGGGTCGGCAACGAAGGCAATGTCGCTTCTTCAGGCCGCCGCTGATCTCGCGACCTACAAGCACATTAGCCTGGCGCAGGCCGGTCTCCTTGTATCGAAAGTGTCTGAGGGCCAGACGAGCGTTTTGAAGCGGCTGGGTATTGATACTGGTATCGCGTCGGTGTCGGCGCAGACGTTGACGAAGGATCAGACCGCGCTCGCAGCTGCGAGTAAGAAGTATCAGGACATGCAGCAGACCGGGATCGGTTTGTCGAAGAACCACGCCCAGGCGCTGGTGCAG